CCGCCATAACTTGATGTGCCGTCGCCAATAAAGAATGCATCATCTATGCCCTTCGCCATCGTTAAGGCATATTCCTGCGCAAGCCAGTCTGCAACGGAAATGGCGTTATCGGCCAATAATTCGTTAGAAACTCTTGTGGAGGCTGCGAACTTTTTAACCACCAGCTGCACCATCGAAGCGGTCGGATCACTGGTCGTGATCGTCGAGCCTTCGCCAATCCAGTAGCCGGTGACGCCAGAAATGCGGCGCGGAACCAACAGCGTGTCCGAAGACATTTGCACGTTTTGGGCAATCGTGCTTGCAACTCCGAATTGTTCGACTAGGCGAATGATGGTATTGGAAAAGTCTTCGGGGATCAGCACACCGCCAAGCGAATTGACTTGCCCGCCCATGTCGCGGCGTTCAACGTCGTTGTCCTGGCACCACTGCCGGGCGTTGGCATCGCCAAAATGGGCCTTGAGCCACATTCCGCATCGGTGGGCTGATTCGACGTTCTCAAACGCACGCAGCTTGCCGCGATAGTGCAGGGCCATTGGCTGAATGCGTGTTGCCGATACTTCGCTGGCTGGCTGTGTTCGTGTCATGGCCTTCGTCAATTCTGCCCTGCGGGCTTCAAAGGTTTCTTCGCGTTTGATTGCGGCTTCCAGCTTGCTGGCTTTGGCTAGCAAAGCGTCGTATTTGTTCTGTCGCTCTTCAACGATTTCGATTGCGGAGCGTGGCGCTACTTCGCTGCCGTCAACATTTTCGCCAGCCTCATCCTGCGATGCAGCATCGTCAAGCATGCCCATTTCCGCGAGCGTTGCGGCCAGTTGGTCGAGCAAATCTTTGACTTTGGAAGCGGCCATGTTTTTTGTTCCTTGTTTTGCGGTGCTAAGTATTCATCCTAGCAATTAGCAAAACGTGAACAGCCAACAGTGTTCCTAATTAGGAAACAACTTGGCGACGGCGAATCGATGCCGCAGAGATGCAAGAGCGCTCGTTTTTGCCACATGCATTGCAGCGCAAGTAGCGAATTTGGTACTCGCCTGCACCCACTGATCGTGAGACATTCATGCGGCCTCGACCGCATGAGCAACTATCGCCAGATTTAATAGCCATGCCGTGCCAAGAATCGCCGCAGCGACCTCTCCGTGTTTGTGTTGCGGTTGTACATGCCGACAGTTTTCTGATTGAGGTGCCGTTGCAGTGACCGCTGTGCAACGCTCACAAAGGTAGATTCATAGGCTGGCTGTAAAACGGGGCCAACGTCAAAAAGCCCGCTGACCTCGTTGATGTAGCGGAGGCTTTGGCCGTTTTCGTCGGTTGTCCACTCGTCACCGTTTTTTCCAACTGTGAAGCTGAAACTGCTGCCGAAAACATCGCCTCTTTTAATCAGTTCGACCGTGTCAGCCCGTGTCTCTGGTGGGTCAATCTCGTAGGCTAGCCCCTCGTCAGTCTGCATCAGTCGCAGCGTACCGGCACGCAGTGAACCAAGGACAATATTGGGATCGTGATTAAAAAGCGCTACCGGCATGGCACCGTTTTCGATGGCACGGCTAAAGGCGCCGGGCCTAATCTCTTCTGTGAAATTTCCGAGATTGACCGACCGCATTCCGTACATTGCGGCCATGCCCTTTATGACCGTCTTCTTCATCTCGCCTTCGCGTGTCTCGATCACCACGTTGCCGGTCTGATTCAATCTGCGCTCAATGTCCATGTCATTGCTCCGGTTGTCTTCGCTGTCAATTTGTCGAACTAGTTTGGTTGCCCATGCAAAGCCAGAATCTCCACCCCAAAGGCTAAGCGCAATTCGCCCATTGCTCGGGTAGCCCGGTTCACCCTGCTTGTATCCTTCGGCGGCTTTGTCAATTTGGTGGCGCTCGTGAAAGGCTTTAGTTCGCCTAGCTGTGTCTGGGCTGATTCTGACTCCGTTGCTTAGATCCCGCGCTCTTGCGATCCCGATAGCCGTGCCGCCACGCCCGTACTCACGCCGCCAATCAAGCCCTCGCTGTGCCTCTGCTCTGACTCCAGCAGGAGGAAAGAAATCAATGTCTTCATACGCCATCGCTGACCTCTCGCTGCGACAACGAAGCAATTTTTGTGAGCGTAGAGAACTTGTGACCAACCAAAACGTCAGTAGAGTCCCACCCGTCTGCCTCTTCGCGGTAGACGCGAATCAATGCCGCAGGATCGTCCTCTGTGCCGTTAATCGTGAAGGATGAGTCTGGCACGTTGATGCTGCCATCTCGCACCACTTTAGTAATGCGACCGCGACCGCGACCGTCACCAGATCCCCAAGAGACAAAATTACCAACTTCAATCGCGTCAGGTGCAGCACGATCTGTTGCTGAGGAGTGGATTGTCTGCGCTCTTGACTCGACTGATCGCCCGATCTGCTGCGGAGGTGCCGCTGGTGCCGCTGGCTGCGTCACGCCCACTTTGTCGAGCGTCGTGATGTTCAATTGCATGTAATGCTGATCGCCCTCTGGCCCGATAGGGTTTAGATTTTCTGCGGCCCTGATTTCGTTCACGCTCAGAACGCCACAGTTCATCATTGACGTGTAGTACGCAGCCCTCGCACTTGAATCACCTCGCAGCATGCCCTTCACATCGAACTCTGCAAAGTAGTTGTCATCGTCGGCAATTAGATCGCGGGTGATCGCTGACTCCCAGCGACGAAACCAAGGCATCAGCGTCTGACCAACTAGATCGATTGCACCTTGTTCTTGATTGCTATATGTGCTGCGGCTTAGATCTTGAACGTAGATCGGATTGACCCGAAACGCTCGGCAAATCTCAATGATTTCAAACGCTCTAGTTTCAAGAAACTGCGCTGCCTCGTTGCTGCTCTGCGTGTCTTGCCACTTCACGCCCTGCGGCAGCACAGCCGTTCTAAATGCACGATCAGCACCACGGTGCATGCGTTCAAACTGCTCACGCAGCCGCTCGGCATTCTCGACGTTGATCGGATTGTCTGTGGTCATAATGCCAGACAACCGGCAAGCGTTGCCGAAGTACGAACTGCCGTGAGTTTCAAGCGCTTGAGCTAAAGCAATCGCATTCTTGCTGAGAGTGATCGGTACGATCCCATTCACGCCGTCTTGGCTTAACCACCGCAAATGAAAGATCTGATCTTGTCGGTAGAAAACCTCGCCGCCTAAATCCTCGCGGTAGTAGTAGCAGAGCGTTCCATCGTCCAGCTGCTTGATCCGCATACGCGAAGGATGCAGCGGCCATAGCTCTGTTGCTGGGCCGTCTCTGCCGCTGCGGATTTCTGCGTAAGCGTTGCCCCAACAGCAGCAGTGCGCAGTCATCATTTCTCTGAATTCAAAAGACGTTTGCCAACCGTTTGGGGCTTGTGTCAGCAACTTGTAAATCGGCAGATCGGTTGCCCGCTCTTTGCCGCCGCCGCCTAGCCTTCGGTAAACGTGGATCGGCACTGTTGCAAGATTCTCGGCAATCAGCCGCACGCATGCCAAAACGGTTGCGCATTGCAGCGAGGATTCAGGCGTCACTCGCACGCCTGCAGCGCCACGGCTTGGCGTGTCGTTCCAATCGGTGCCACGCATGTCGATCATGCGGAAACTCTTTTCGGGCGTCTCGACTATATCAGTGTCAGATCCCACGTTTGCTCCACTTTCTTGACTGATTTTTCTTCCCAGCCGCCGAGGGCGAAGATCAATGCCACGATGCCGTCGATGCGTCCGGTGCTTCTCTTTTTGACTGGGCGAACGTCTTCATATTCGTTAGTGTCAACCGTGACATTTGCCGCCATCCAATTCAAAACTGGGTTGCCACCGTGCCGGATTTTCTGCTGTAGCACTAGGCTTTCGAGCAAACGGGTCGGGCTGGACATTGCTCTAAACCCTTGTCCGAATGATACCACATCAAGGCCAGATCCTCTTAGTTCGAGCGACAGTTGAACGGCTCCAGAGGTGTCCATCAGCACACGATCAATCTTGTGTTTCTTCGCGTATTCCAAAACGTATTCTCTGATCTTGCCGTGATCGATTACGTTGCCATCGGTTGCGGTGATGTAGCCAGAGTTCACCCAGTGTTGAAACGGCTGATGATCTACTCGCTCCCGCTCCATGACCAATTCTTTTGGTGTCCACAGCATGCAATCAACGTCAAACGTGCCGTCTTCGCACGGGTACAACGCGACAAAAGCGGAAAGATCGGTACTCTTGGAAAGATCCATGCCGACAACGCAGCTGCGTCCGGCAAATGGCTCCGATGGCCTATCGCTGCATGCGGCCCACTTGTCTGGGTCGAGCCATCTGGTGCTTGTTTCTGTCCAGATTCCAAGGGAATACCGCAGCCAATCGTTTAGCTTAGATGGCTTGTTTTTAGCCTCGACGGCATCGGCTGCGAATCCCGATTCTGTCATTGTGATGCCCATGCCGGGATTGGCTGCACGCCAAACGGCTGGATCGAAGAAATCATCCGTAGGCTTTGCCGCAAATATTTTGCCGTAAAACCGTGGATCGTAGTTTGGATTTGCGGTTACTAGTTCGGCGTATTCGTGCTGCTCGTAGCAAATGCTCTGCCTATCGCTCCCGGCAGTCGTAATCGTGATGATCAACGGTGACTTTCTAGACCGGCCAGAATAGCGAAGCGCCGACCATAATTTCCGGTCGGGCTGCGAGTGCAATTCGTCAAAGAAAACAAACGAATAGCTTGGGCCTTCTGCTGCGCCAGCATCGCGGCTGATGACTTGCATGCGGCTGTTGCTAGCCTTGTGAATGATCGTCTTACGAGAGTCAATCACCTCTAGCTCAGAAGAAAGCGCTGGCGACTTTAGCACCATTTGTGCCGCCTCGCCGTAGATGATCGACGCTTGGTTGCGATCCCTCGCAGCGATGCAGCCAAGCCCGCCTGGCTCATTGTCGGCTAGGAGGTGATAGACGCTTAAACACGATAGCAGCGTGGATTTGGCGTTTTTCTTTGGCACCTCCAGATAGGCTACTCGGTAGCGTCTGAGGTTGTCGGAGTCTAGCCAGCCGTAGATTGGCTCTATCACCCATCGCTTTTGCCAATCCAATAGCTTGATCGGATCGCCCGCTCTTGCCGTTGGCGAATCCTTTGTGTGCGTGCAAAACGACTCGATAAAGTCAATGACATTTGCCGCAGAGCCGGGATCAAAACGAAAGCCTTTGACGCTTTCAAGCTTTCGTTCTGCGGGCAAGGAATTCTTGCAGCTTGCTCTTTTCGGGTGTTGTTGCCTTGCCAATTATTCCGCTCCGCGAACTGCTAGTTAGCCCAAACTCTTGCTCCACTCTGAGCATCATTCCGCTGACCTTCGTGAGCATGGTGGCCCACGGTGTCGCTTGGATGTATTTCACCTTGCCGTTTGCATCTTTGATAATAAATATGTCGCGGCCAGCCCGAACCTCTGCCAGCGTTCGCAGAAACTGCTCATGCATTGTGCAGTAGCGTGCAATAGTCTCGACATCGACGTTGGTCATGACGCCTAGCTCGATCAACTGCGGTACTAGCTCATTCCACTTCTCAAGCGACACGCCACTGAGCCACGCTGGTGGGTGGATGTTGTCTTTATTCGGCTGCGGTTCCAACTTGTTGATGGCTCGACAGCCGGGATTCCCTTTTAATAACTTTAGAACTGTTGGCTCTTTTCGCGGGCCTCGTTTTCCCATTAGTCATCTCCAGAGTTGCCTTCTTGCCGGTCAGTGTTTCCCACCGCTGAACGATCACATCGCAATAGGCAGGGCTGATCTCCATGCCGTAGCACTTGCGGCCCAGTTGCTCGGCGGCGATCAGCGTGGTGCCGGAGCCACAAAACATATCAAGCACGGTCGCCGCCTCGTGATTTTTTAGAGCCTTTGCCGCCAGTGCGACTGGCTTTTGTGTCGGATGAAATTCATTGATGCCATCTCGATCTTGATTCCATACGGTTGCCTCAGTTGTTTCTCCGCACCATCTAAGCGTCGAGCCTCGCGGTTTAAAATACAAACACGGCTCGTGTCTTTGCTTATACTGAGCATTCATTGCTGCGTATGTTGCGTTTGTTTTGTGCCAGATGATCAAGGCGTGAACCTCGCATTCATTGTCGTGAACTGCGTTGTAGACATCACGAGCCTTTGAGTCTGCGAACCACATGTAACACGGCCCATCCACAACAGCCAACGCGATAGGCAGGAAGTCGTTATAGATTTGCGTCGTGCTATCGTTCTTTAGTTTTTCGCGATTGTTTTTCTGAACGGTTCCGTTTTTTTGAAACTGAATTCCTCCGCTGTAATCAACTCCGTAAGGTGGGTCTGTAAACATTATGTCGGCCTTCACGCCGTCCATCAGCCGCTCGACATCATCTGCCTTCGTTGAGTCGCCGCAGAGCAACCGATGATCTCCCAGCGTCCACAGGTCGCCAGCCTTCGTGATCGGGTCAACTGGAGGCTCGGGCACCTCGTCTTCTACAATCTCAACCGCTGGCTGCTCGACGTTGGCTTGCATCTCATCCCACATCGCTTGCAGTGCAGCGTTGTTTGTCTCCGCATCGTCGCACAGCTGCTTCATCGCAGCGGCGTTGCTCTCAGCCATCGCAGCCAGCGGGTCGAGCGATAGCAGCAGCTTGTCGGCCTCGGCCTCGGTCAGGTCAACGATCTGCACCGGCACCATTTCGTCTGGCGTTGTCTCGGCACGCAGGTGGCCGTCGATCAGCATTAGCGTGCCGTCAGGCAGCTCGCGGGCAATGAGCGAATCGGCGTAGCCAATTTCCGCGAGGATGCCACGCATGGCCTCGGATTGTGCCTGCGGATGCGTTCGCCAGTTCTTAGGGTTCGGTTTAAGGGTGCTGGCCAGCACGTTGCGCAGCTCTTTAATTCGGTTGCGGATTTTCATTATTTGCCCTTTGCTCCGCAAAAGTTTTCCGACTGTGGCATTTCACGCAAAGTGTCTGCCCGTTCGATAAATCGTACCTTGCACCGCCAGCGTTGATTGGCACGACATGATCGGCATGCGCCTCCCGCAACCCGCCGCACACCCTGGCACAGCTTCGG